GGCAGGCGTACCCTGAACGGGCACCACACATGCTTTCTCAACCAAGAGAGGAATCGAACCTCTTTTAATGCATTAAAGCAACGACCAGCCTTCGATGGCTGGCGGACTACCTTGTCCCATGTGTGCGAATGGTTCTTGTCTTGTCTTTCGCTCTGACCAATGAGCATAGGAACTTGTATCGCGATTAAGCGAGCTTGACCTTGTGCGCAATAGTGCGCGTTTCAACGTAGCCCGTTGGTGCCACCCTTAACTTGGCCGCGGGGGGACGGTTTGGTGTAATTGCCAACGGCAGGCTTCTTGCCCATCTGTCCATTGCGGTTATTCGCGCGCTGACGCGCAGCATTCTGTAGGCGTTTCGCGGCCATGTCCTCAGCGACTGGCTTCATACTGGCAGCAATGCCTGACAGTGCACCGGCGATAATTGGCCGGCCTACAACGCCCGCTACCATGGCCGCAGTGCGTACAATGGGATAGACAGTGGGAATAGCCTGCTTAGCCTTCGACGCGATCCAAGAAAACCACTTACCAAGGTCGTTGTACCCTTGTGGGCATCCTGGTGGCAGGGCATTCGCAACTAGGTTATATAACACAAGTGCATTGGGATCGAACGCCGCAGATGGCTGGGCTAAGGCAAGGAACATGGGGTTGTTCGCGGCTGGGAGGCGCTCGATGCCAACTCGCCACGTGACGAAAAGTGACGTCTGTGACGAGAGGCCGGTGAAATAAGCGCCGGTGGTGTTCATCCGCGAGAAGTGGGCGGTCGGGGTGATAAAAGTAGGGCCGTCATGAGTGCCGCCGTCGGATGCAAATGACCCATATTTCGCGTTAGGAGCGCTCGGCGACTCAAGCAGGTATCCCGAATCTGCAGGAGCGTAATCATTGTTTTGCGAAAACGTAAAGTTGCGCATTGTTGCTGCTTGAAAGGGATTGTCGGTTTGAAACTTGGCCGTGTTGTAACACCCGTCTTGGGCCGCCCATGTGTGTGCACCGGGCATGATTTTGGCTTCAGCAAGGGTGTTCGGCGGGCACCTAAAATATGTGTTGGGCGCCTGCACAAGAGCACCTCCGGTGTCCTGATGTTTGCTGGCAACCTCATATGAATTGCCATACTCGTACACCGTTACTGAGCCTTGCTTAGAGATTTGTGCAGTGGTGTTGACGACTTCGAAACCAGAATAAATAATCCGGTATACTCCGAGGTCAGTTTCACTGTACTTGACGAAATCGTCGAGATGGATGCCCTGATGTTGGTACGGTGCTGTTGGCTGCGTGCCGTACAGGCAGTGGCCGGGTGTAAACGTCATGCTTGCCCCTTCCACGCCTTCAGTAGGAGCGGAACTAATGATAAGACCGTCCATACGTCCACACAGCGGTGAACCGCCATGGTCCGGAGAAATGTATGCAACCAGGCCGGCGTGATTGCCAGCACCCGGTTCAACGCGGCAACCGCGAATGGTCGAATCTTGTCCAGGCCCGGGTCGGGCGTAATCGACCGGCGAGAGCGCGAAATGACAGTCCCAAGTCGCGCCATCTTCGAGGCCAGGTGGCGCAGAAATGGTCTTGGACTGGCGCACCTGGACAACGACAGTTGGTTCAGTAGAGATGTCAGGATACCCCTTAAGGTTGTCGAGTTGGAAATCGTGAAAGGGGTCGAGCGCGGACTTGAGCCAGTCGCAGGCTTCGTTAGTGATGAGACGTTCTTTGCAGAGACCCTCGAGCGGGTCCTTGCTGCGCACGATATCAGCCAAACGATGAGCTTCGGTTGCCATTTTGTCTTGGAACTTGTATACGTACACAGTGACGTAGAGATGGTAGGTAAAACTCTTTCGCGCACCGATTAGGGTGCACAAGCCAATAGCTTTCGAGGGGTCAATCTCTCACCCAGCCTGACCGATTCGGCAGCAAACCTAACGGTCACAGACGTCCAGAACCATCCCGCGCATACACGCGTAGAAAGAAACGTCTGCTGGGAAGGGTGTCGCACGCCACCTCAAGCTGATGCGTGAGGTGGCGTTCTCGTACTTGCTTCCTCTTTATGGAGCAACTCGCCGAGCGCAAGCTCGGCAGCCGCCGCCAGCTCATCAAGTGAGTACTCGGTCATGTCAGACCGTGACGGCTGTGCGGAAAGCAAGTTGGCGACTGGACCAGACATCCGCACCGTTCCCTCAGGTTCGGCGTCGGGGTCGAAGTCCATTCCTGGCAACTGGAAGGCTTCGAGGTCCTCCCAAGACGCGCACTGGGCGAGGGACTCAAGCCATGCCTCAAACTCCGAAGCATTATCGAAATTAGCTTGAGTGGCAATGGCTTCCAGCATCATCGGTACGTCGTCGTCCGAGACGCAGTATGGTCCGCCAGCAACGCGATAAAACATGTCCCGGTCCGTCGCGAGGAGATGTGCCATCTCCTTGGAAAGCATTGGAGTGCCATCATCGTCGACCTCTACGATGCCCTCGTAACATTGTAGGTCGACGTCATACATCCTCGCAACGGCGATGAGGTATTCACGAATTCCAGGAGTTTTCGAATCGGTTGTCCAGTAACCTAGGAGCTTGAGCTTGTACTTCTCAACGTCTAAATTACGTGCGACGGAGATTTTGCGGATCGCTTTGACGACGTCCGCGTACGAAGCTAAAGACTCCAGCGGCTTTGGATAATAGCGCCCGAGGAAGAATGTGCCGTCCTCCGGGCGCGAAAACGCCACTTTGAGCTTCATCCCAATTGCCGCCGTAAAGAAAGTTGCAGCGGCGTTCCAGTCATCATCAGAGATGCCCGGAAGGTGAGGCCCAACGCCATCGTCGCCGAACTTAGGGCCGATGACAGCGTATGGAATGCTATAAATGTCGACTTCCTGGTTCTTAAACATAAAATCTCCCCAGAAAATGTGCGTGAAGTCACTGCTATTCTCCGAATAATATTTAAGCGCTTTGCGGATGGTGGTCCTCTTGACAGTTGACATATCTAGCTCCGTTTTGTGGCGCAACCGGTATGTGGTTCTCGTGATTGCAAGGCACGTTGATACATACTCAACGAATGCAGATACGACGGTGTTAAGTTCTGTTGTCACACCGGATCCACTGTTGTTCTTGAAGCCAGTCTTGATCGGCTTACCGTTGAGCATGGTCGTAAAGTCCACATTCGCCTCGAGTATCTTCTTAACTTCCTCGTGATCGGCATCGTGGACAAACGCCAGGACGAACTCGACGAACCAGGAGTAAATGTACTCACTAATCGTCTCATCCATCTTGGAGTAATCCGTGTCATGTAGGCCACTCACCTGACCACCTTCATCGTTGACAGAAGCATGCATCGCAATCTCGGTAAGTTTGCGAATAGACATGGCGATGTCATAGGGCGAGTTGCCAGGTTGGTAGAATTCGCAGTGCTTGAGTATTTCTTTAACAAGGAGGCCGACTCGTCCTGTCTGAATGGCCATTTCCTCAGTATACTGCGTAATCCCACGGGGCGCTACGCTCGCTTTGGGCCCAACCTCGTGCTTAAGGTTTGTCTTTGGGACCGTCTCGCGAGCAACGAGTTCGACATTGCGTTGTAGACGCGCGGCTTGTAACGCTTGAGTGCGCCTCTGGTAAATGATTTCAGGGCCCACCAGCGTAACCGATCCCAAGGCGATGCCGGTTTCGCCTGAGACCTGCTCAATGAAGCGTGGGAGAAGCAGCGATACGATGTCCTTGATGTCGTCCACCGGATCGATCTTGTTGCTGAACTCCTTCAAACGCTTCTTCTCGTACGCGTCATGCGCGGCGTCGGATTTCGTATCCGCCACGCCCGGTCCGCCACCAGCGACATTCGGCGCTGCGTCGGTGGCGGTTCCTTCCTCGGCGACACCATAGTCAAGTGACCCTGCTTGACTGGTGTACATGATATTTGGCCGAGGGCGATACTCGATTGGAATGCCGAAGAAAGCCACGAGTAGTGGCTCAAGTCCTCCGGGGCGCCAAATGGTATGCATTTGCATGGTGCGCTTGACTTCTGAGACGCCGTACCCTTTCGGGCGATTCTTCCCCATGAGGTTGAATACCTTAAATTGGTTCTCAGTCAATTCCATCGAGGTGTCAGCGCCCTGATCGTAAGCGTACTTAATGCTGTACGTCGGGCACATAGAGTCACCGAACAGGCCAAGCAGAAACGTATCCTGCTTAGCCTTTGATTCACCCTTCACGACGACGACGTTACTTGCCTTGCGGAGAGGGACGCCATCGAGGGGTGTACCTTGTGCCACGTTACACATCATGTCGCAGACCGACTTCGAAAGATTCGTCGTCGTGTTGCGAGCCAGCCACACCCACTTGTGATGCGAGCCGGGTTGGTACTTGATGCAAACGTTGTACGTCGTGAACTTGGCCTTACCAAGGTGTTCGATGTAGATGAAATCGTTCGCCCCGTAGTCCCAAGGGCGCTGGTCTGCGTAAGTTGCGCCGTTGGCTCCCGCGACGCGTTCGGTGACGACCACATCACCATTTGCCGCGACCGTGTAGTACCACGAGGAGTCAGTCCCAACACCCGCGAGCTTGTTATATTCGGGGGTGATGATCACAATGTTCTCGCCAGCATACTTAGCAAAGCTGTTGATGTACATGTCTTGGTCGACGAATGTATACACCATGCCGGGAGAGTAAGAGTCATCCGGGTTTGTGTGCTGCAGGTCCTTAATGCCGTGAACTTCACGACGGCCAGCAGACTTCTTGTCGCGCGCAGCGCCACTAATGCTCTCATCGAACATCTGGTAGCCAGCACTATGAAGTGCATCGCGCGTTGCAGTAACGCCAACCTTGCGGGAAGCGCCTGCTACCGGATGGTTGCTGCCGTTGCTCGAAATGGCGCTCTCCTCCGCCCTAGGTGGGTCAAAGTTTTGCGCCAGCTGCCGGAAGAGTGAGTGGTCGTGATGTTTCTGATGTTTTGGGACCTTCTTACGGGCAGTCGAGTCGAAAGCGTGCGTCTTTGTCTCGGAGCGAATCAAACTGGAGACGAGACGCTGCACACGATCCTCGCCAGAGATTTGCGTGGACTTGTCCGACAGCCACCACCGGGCTTTGCCATGCCAGGTGGAGCTCTCAAGCGTGGAGTTCTTGATCTTCAGGAGCTCACGCTTAAGGTACATGCCGGCCAACTCACTAACGGGTACACAGCAAACATGGATATCCCGCGACGCAATCTTGGCGATCGTGCGCAGCCACGGCAACCGGATGACATCCTCTGCTAAGAGGTACTCCTCGGTGTCGCGGCGTTCGTCATGAATGAGCAAGCCCTCGACGAACGAAGTGACTAGCTCACCAACCTTCTCGCGCACCTCAGCGACCGACGTGTGATCGCATGTGGTATGAGCCCCGGATCGATCAAGATCGGGCGCGAGAGGCTGGTACCCACTTGTCGCTGTGACGCAACAAGCAGCTACAGCCGATGGATGCAAGAGTGGGTGCGCGCAACAGAGCTCTTGCATGTCCAGCCTGCCGTCATAGTGACCCGCGCGCTTAGGCACAAAGTCGTCGGTAGCGCCCAGAAGAGGCTCACAATCGCGGTCAAGCGACATGGGCTCTGGGGCTTTGGCGGGATGCATTAAAGGCTCTGTCTCGGAATCTCTCATTGCTCGGCTGTCCACGTCCCGTAGGATGTGGGAAAAAGAAGATCCCGGCTCTCAACGATATACGCTGGTGAGTG